GGCGTTCTTCCGGGTCCATCATTTCGGGCGCCAGCTGGGCTCCCCCTTCCCGCTGCTGGCCGCCGTGGCGGCGCGGACCTCCCGCATCGAGATGGGCACCGGCGTCATCGACATGCGCTATGAGAACACCTATCGTGTATAGTAGCACATGTGAAACGCGCTGGAAGCAATCCGAACAAGCGGGCGGCCGTCTACGCACGGATCAGCTCCGACCGGGAGGGCGAGTCCCTCGGTGTGACGAGGCAGGAAGAGGACGGGCGCGCCCTCGCTGAGCGCCTCGGATACGAGGTCGCCCACGTCTACATCGACAACGACCGCAGCGCATCGACGCGCACGAAGACCCGCCGCCCCGAGTACGCGGCCATGCTCGACGCTGCACGTGGCGGCCAGATCGACGCGATCGTCGCCTACTCCAACAGTCGGTTGACTCGCCGCCCGCGCGAGGTTGAGGACCTCATCGAGCTCCACGAGCGGTACGGCGTTCGGCTCCACACGGTAGTGAGTGGGGACGACGACCTTGCCACAGCAGACGGACGGATGATCGCCCGCATCAAGGGCAACGTGGACGCTGCGGAGGCCGAGCGCACAGCAGAGCGCGTGTCACGCGCAGCCCTCCAGGCAGCCCAGGCTGGCAAGTGGCACGGTGGTCCTCGGCCCTTCGGGTTCGAGTCCGACGGCGTGACGATCCGCGAGGTCGAGGCCGAGGCGATCCGTGAGGGGTACGCCCTCATCGTCGCGGGGGGAAGCCTCGGGACCGTCATGCGCTTGTGGAACAGTCGCGGTCTGCACACCGGGAGGACGGGGCGCCCCTGGACGTTGGCCGGAGTTCGCGAGTTGTTGGCGAGCCCACGGTACGTGGGGAAGCGTGCCTACCGTGGTGAGATCGTCGCCGATGCTGAGTGGGACCCGATCGTGGATGAAGTCACCTGGAAGACGGTCCACTCGATCCTCCGAGACCCGTCTCGGAAGCGTGGACGCGCACAGACGCGCCATCTCCTGAGTGGTGTTGCTCGATGTGGTGTATGTGGAGGGCCGATCAGCTCTCGGGGTGGGAGAGCGGGGCGGCCCGCGTACAGGTGTGCGGCCTCGGATGGCCATGTCTCCCGCACGGGAGACCGGATCGACGAGTACGTCTCCGAGGTCGCTCTGCGCCGACTCAAGATGCCCGACGTTGCGGAGGCTCTGGCCGAGAGGGGGCAGGCTCCAGACACCGCAGCACTGAGGGATCGCGCGCGCACCTTGCACACGCGGCTCGATCAGATGGCCGTGGAGTTCGCAGACGGCACCCTGACGGCCTCCCAGCTCAGAGCGGCGACCGGACGGCTCCGAGGGCAGATTGACGACATTGAGGAACAGATCGCAGCCGGGTCCGACACGGACATCCTCGGTCCGATCATCGGCGCTGAGGACATCGAGGCGAAGTGGAACGCGCTGGACACCGACACCCGGCGCACCGTGATTGACACCCTCATGGCCGTCACCGTCATGCCGACCTTGCGTGGATCTCGGGCGTTCCATCCTGAGTCTGTTGTCATCGAGTGGAAGGGTGCGAAGTGAAGGCGAACGAGAAGCGGGCACTTCACACAGAGGAGGCCGAGCGCCTCAACTCTTCGCCGGTGCGCGCGATCCTGGAGCGGTCTGTGAAGGCCAAGGTGTCCTCGTCGGCGGGGAGCTTCCCACGGACGATGATGATTCCGCTGTGGTGCGACGGCCACAAGTCCGGGGCCGTGTGCTACTTCTTCGCACACTCAGGCAATGGATGGGAGTTTGAAGTTGCAGGCAAGGACGGGACCTTGCCACAGTCGGACGTCTACAGCTTTCAGACTCACTACGTGAAGTGCGCCCGCTGCGGACGCGGGTACCGGGTGGCGAGAGAGCGCTTGGTGAAGGCGGCGGTGTTCGAGTTGGGACGACAGCAGGCCAAGGCATCCTCGGACTTCGGCGTGTCGCTCTTGTCTGTCACGAAGAACAGTCATGTAAGATAAGCGCTAGGTCCTTCGGGATCTCCTCCTCGGGCAGGTGACCCGGGCTCATGCAGGAGCCGCGCAATCCGCGCGGAAGTGGCCATGCCTAGCTCTCCGGTGAAGGTGGACGCAGTGCGTCCCTCACCAGGGAGCTTTTCTCATGCCCTCAATCGTCCAGCAGGCGAAGGGTCGGCTCGGAGCAGCGGCGCGTCTCGGAGGAGACGTAACCGGGGCCCGCCGAGATCTGGCAGCCGCGAAGATCGAGCAGTACATCACCGAGGTGGTGGCCAGCGCGCCGCCCCTCACCCAGGAGCAGCGGGACAAGCTCGCCGCCCTCCTGCGCCCCACCGGCACCACCCAGGCGCGTGATGCCGCGTGAAGGCCACACAAGAAGATCGCCCCGCACGGGAATGCGAGGCGACCGAAGTTCACGGGCAGGCGAACACCTCCAGTGTAGCGACCGCCGACCGTCTCGCCCAGTACGTCCAGGGTGTCTACGTCGTGGTCGTCCAGGTCGGCGAAGACCGTCTGCGTCGCCGCGTGTACTTGAACTTGCCCAGTGCCCAGCGCGCGGTGGAGCGTGCCCAGGATCGCGGCCACGAGGCGTCGGTGGTGCTCTGCCAGCTCCAGCCGGTGGGGGTGATCGAATGAGCACCCCGTCCCTGTTCGAGCAGCTCCCCGAGGAACTCAAGCCGACCGTGGCGCGCCTGTGCAACCACACCTACGAGCTCGGGCGCTCCAGCATTGCGGAGGACCGGTACTGGGACGGGTGGCTGCGCGGGTGCGTGGACACTCAGGAGTCTGCGTGGAAGGAAGGCTACGAGGCTGGGTACCTCGCCCATGACGCCTTCGTCCAAGCCCGTCAGCGCAACGCCCTGCGACCTCTCACCGTGGAGGAGCACAACAGTGCCTTCCCTGACGAGGGGAGGGTGGCATGAGCGACGTGAACGAGTGGCCTACGGCTGTCGAGCCCGGCACTGAGGCTCCCACGAGTCGTGACGGTGTTACGGATGTGACGGGTCCTCGGAGTCATGGGTGGGCGGTCCTGGTGGAGGTGGAGAGGTTCCTGCGCCGCTTCGTGGTCTATCCCGGACCTGATGAGGTGGTGGCCCACGTCTTGTGGATCGCGCACACGTGGTTCATGGACGCATGGGAGTCGACCCCGCGCCTGGCGTTCCTCTCCCCGGAACCCGGGTCGGGGAAGTCCCGCGCCTTGGAGGTCACGGAGCCTTTGGTGCCCCGTCCCATCCACGCGGTCAATGCGACGCCCGCCTACCTCTTCCGGAAGGTGGCCGACCCTGACGGAAGGCCCACCATCCTCTTCGACGAGATCGACACGGTGTTTGGACCGAAGGCGAAGGACAACGAAGACCTGCGAGGTCTCCTCAATGCCGGGCACCGCAAGGGTGCCATGGCGGGGCGGTGCGTGATCCGGGGGAAGGAAGTCCTCACCGAGGAACTCCCCGCATACTCTGCAGTCGCCCTGGCCGGGCTCGATGACCTCCCCGACACTCTCATGACGCGCAGCGTGGTCGTGAGGATGCGCCGGAGGAAGCCGGGGGAGCGCGTGGAGCCTTGGCGGTTGCGGACCTGTGGTCCAGATGCCGATGCCCTGCGTGAGCGCCTGGAGTGGTGGGTGAGCAGTGTCGCCGACCAAGCGGGGGAGACGTGGCCCGAGATGCCCGAGGGTGTGGAGGACCGTGATGCTGACGTGTGGGAGGCCCTCCTCGCCGTCGCTGACCTGGCGGGTGGTGCCTGGCCCCAGCGGGCCCGCGAAGCAGCAGTGCGCATGGTGGGGAAGTCCCGGGACAAGGCACCCACTCTGGGAGTGATGCTCCTGCGTGATGTGCGCATGGCGTTCGGGGATCTCGACCAGCTGGGCACCGAGGACCTCCTGAACACCCTGGTGAACATGGACGAGTCCCCGTGGGGAGATCTCAGGGGCAAGGAACTCGACGCCCGGTCGCTGGCCCGTCGCTTGGCGAAGTATGGGATCGGACCCAAGACGATCCGGCAGGGTGTTGCCACCTTCAAGGGATACCGGCGGGAGGACTTCGAGGACTCGTGGGACCGCTACCTCCCACCCCGCCTGTCACCCGAGGTTGCCGTCACAAGCGTCACACCGTCACACGAGAGCCCAGACTGTGACGCTGTTACGGATGTGACGGACGCAGGGGATCACGGGCGGGGGCAGTTCACCGAGTGCCGGGTGTGCGGACTGGAGGCACTCACCGCCGCCGCACGGGCCACCGGCTACTGCGCTCAGCATCGAACCGGGGAGGGCTCCTGATGGCGGATCTCACCGAAGCCCAGCAACAGGACCTGGACACGCTCAACCGGGCCATCGCCCGGGCGGGCGCGGTCCCCTGCTCCGGGGACGACCTGGCCATCTCCGACCAGGAGGCCGACCAGCGGGAAGCAACCCACTGGTGCCACCAGTGCCCGATCCTCACCCAGTGCCGCGCCTACGCGCTCGCCTGGCCCAAGGAACGCGGCGTCTACGGCGGCATGACCGAGGCCGACCGGGCCGGGAAACGCCGGCCGCCCAAGAAGCCGCCGACACCCGAGGAACTGGAGCGCCGGAAGGCGCTCTCCCGGGAACGGTCCAGGCGAGCACGAGCCCGCCGCAAGCAGAACACCAACACGCAAGGAGAAGTCACACATGGGCAGGAAACACCGTCACCGAGCAGGACGTGGACGCAAGGACACACACCGGTGGGAGAAGGAACAGGCACGAGCCGAGGAACGCGCCGAACGGACAACCAGGAAGGGGAAGCAGCATGAGTGACGTCATCTTCGACGCCGAACGTCAACAGGTCACCGAGCTCGATGTGTGGGAGGACGTGGACGGGAACCCCTCATGGATGCAGTCCACGACGCACCCCGCCGAGGTGGTCCACGCCGAGGACGGGACACCCGTCGCCTTCTGGACAGATGAGGACCTGGCATGAAGCGGGAAGCAAAGGTGGTCCCCTTCAAGACCACGCCGACCGACAACCCCGACATCCTCGTCGTCCACGTCAGGTGCCCCTACTGCCACAGGGAACACCGTCACGTGTGGGGCCCAGGTGAGGACGACCTCCCCGCGTGGAGAACCACTCACTGTGGCGGAAAGCGAAACCGAACCTACTGGATCACCAGCAACTACCCCGAGGAGTACATCCAATGAGCACGCAGGAACAGATCTCCACCGACACGAACGAGCAGGAGAACACCGTGAGCGACACCGAACACCAGGACACGCAGGACACCACCACCGAGGACACCTCGACCGAGGAAGCCCAGCAGGAGGAGACGGCCACCGAGGACGAGCAGGACAAGGTCCTCACCGAGGACGAGAACGACGAGGAGCACAAGGGCAGCTCTGCCCGCGAGATCCGCTACCGTCGTCGCCTGCGGGAAGTCGAGGCCGAGCGCGACACGCTCACCGAGACAGTCGCCGACCTCCAGCGCAGCATCGCTGAGGGACTCCTGACCGACATCCTCGACAAGCCCGCGTCCCTGTGGCTCACCGACCACAAGGTGGGGGACTACTTCGAGGACGGCCAGATCGACGCCGAGCAGCTCCAGGCCGACGCACGAGACGCGACCAAGACCCTTGGGCTGGCCCCCACGCGCCGCTTCAAGGGATCTGCTGGAGGCGGTGTCAAGACAGGCCCTCAGACCCGGCAGGTGTCGTGGCAGGACGCCCTCCGAGGCTGACACCCCATACCCCCATCGGGTATCATTGAACTGTTGGGACACCGGTTGGTGACCGGACCCGGCGGGAATGAACCTCCTGCGGAGGACTTGATGGCCGAGGCGGCCGTCGATGTTGAACCTTGCAAACAACGTCGGCGGTCGCCCTTCCATTTGCGCCGCCGGGAATCAGGAACGAACACCATGACCATGCTCACCAGCACCACCGGAATCGGCGGCCTCCTCCCCGAGGACTTCGCCCAGCTCATCGTTCAGCCCGTCACGCGCGACTCGGCAGCCGCCCAGGCTTCCACCGTCGTCACCACGGCCTCCCACGAGCTCCACTTCCCTGTCATCGTCGACGACCCCAGCGCCGCGTGGACCGCCGAAGGCGAGGAAATCACCCCCTCCGACGCCACCCCCGACGAGATCGTGGCCACCCCCGCCAAGGTCGCAGGACTGACCGTCGTCACCCGGGAGCTCGCCAACGACACCTCCCCCGCCGCCACCCAGATCGTCGGAGACGGTCTCGCCCGCTCCATCGTCAACCGCGTGGACGGGGCATTCTTCGGCAAGCAGGGGGCCAACCTCAACCAGCCCAAGGGACTGGAGGACCTGACCGGCGTCGGCACCGTCACCGCACCCACCGCGTGGGCCGACCTCGACCCCTTCGCCGAGGCCATCTCCCAGGCCGAGACCGTGGGAGCCACAGTCAACACGTGGGTCGCGAACCCTGCTGACGCGCTCGCGCTCGCCAAGCTGAAGGACGAAGCCGACAGCAACCGCCCGCTTCTCGGCACGGACCCGACCCAGCCCACGCGACGCCTCATCCTCGGCATCCCGCTCCTGGTCTCCCCGGCCGTCAGCGCTGGCACTGTCTGGGGAATCCCGAAGTCTCGCGCCTTCGTGGTCATCCGTGAAGGCGCAGTGCTGGAGGTCGACAAGTCCGTCTACTTCACCAGCGATCGCGTCGCAGCTCGCGCCATCATGCGAGTCACCTTCGCGTTCCCCCACGCCGCCGCGATCCAGAAGATCACGCTCAGCGTCTGATCGACACCGCGCCGACACAGCCTGGCCGCTCGCTCCAGCACACCAGCTCCAGCGAGCGGCCACGGCCACGGCAGGGATAGGGGATACCCCCTTTGCCAAGTCTTGACCAATACCGCAGGACAGGGGTCTAGACCATTTGTCCGTCCGGGGGCCGCGATTCCGAGGCGGCGATTCGAGAGGAACAGGCCATGAGCAGCACTGATGCACTGAAGGCTCCGGCAGGACTCGGGTCCAGAGGACGCCGTTTCTGGCGTCGAGTGACCGAAGAAGTGGAGTTTACGGACTCTGAGACCGTGATTCTGGAGGAGACGTGCCGTGTCCTGGACCGGCTGGAGCTCCTCAATGGGGACATTGCTGATCGGGGTGTGACGGTCCCGGGCTCGGCTGGTCAGACGGTGCTCAATCCGTCGTTGCAGGAGGCACGCCAGCAGGAGGTTGTGCTGCACCGGCTCCTGGCGGCCTTGGCGATCCCCACGGAGGACGGGGCGACGCTGGCGACGGCGAGGAACGCAGCATCGATCGCTGCGAACAATGCGCGGTGGGGTCGAACGATGAAGGCGGTGTGAGATGGCGAGGTTGAAGAAGCGCGCGGCGGCACCGGCACCGGTGGTGTCTCCTGTGCGGATGAACGTCAAACGGATCTGCTACTGCGGTGTGGACATCACCGGCGTGATCGGACGGTACGGCCATCAAGTGCCGATGTGCCCTGAGTGCACAGCCGAGTACATCCGTCTCGGGTGCGACCACGAGGCGTGGGCCGAGGTTGCGAAAGAACGCAGGGCTCGCAGGGATGAGCTCAGTCGGATTTCTGCCGTGCTGAACTGAGGCCTCCTCGCTGACCGAGTACCCCTCGGGTTCCATCACTACTGGTGATGGTTCCCGGCGGTGGGAAGGGGTGTCCGCTCAACTGACACCCTTGCGCGGTGGCCGCCGAAGAAGGGGCGCACCTCGACCTCGACGGTCATCATGGCCGGGCAGGTGGGGTCGCTCGTCTCGACCTCCACTTTCCGGGATCCCGGAAGGTCTCTGTCCCCGTGCCCGTGGGTCGCAATCCCGCCGCCGGGAAAGTGATCGAGGGGGGTCTCGTCCCTGCGCCCGTGGGTGGCACCCTTGCTGGCCTCGGTGTCCGACAAGGCGTCGACGGTCGACGGAGACCGCGCTCGAGAACCGTCTGGGACCCATGCTCGAGTTTTGGGTGGCGTCACCGAGAAGGGCTCCCCACGTTCCGGGGCACCTTCACCCACACCCATGTGGAGGCCCTGCGGGCCCAGTGTTCCGGGAGCGTCCCTTCATCCCAAAGCGCCCCGGCGTTCCGATCCTCACATTGCCGCATCTGCCCACGACGAGTGGCGCCCACCTGTTCGGCGCGCGCTTCTGTTGTGGCCCTGGTCAGCGGTCTAGAAACGCTGGCACCCGCCGGTGGCACGACGGTTCGGGAAGGGTTGCCACGGCCTCCTGGTTACGCGGGGAGGTCAGGAACGCGAGGGTGGAGATCCGCCACCCACAACGGCCACCAGACGTGTGCTGGGAGCCCGTGTGGAGCGCCGGAGCCCTGCGGGGGCCGGGAGGACAGGCGTGCATCCCCTCGGCCCCCACGGGGGGGCTCAGGACGGGACTGGCATCACTTCCAGTTGGTGTGTTCGCTGAAACGCCTGGACGACCCATCCGCAAGTCCCCAGACGGCGTGCCAGTGCAAACAGGTTCCCGTGGAAGTCCTCATCGTCGACGGCCCGCCTGTAGTCGTCAGGTTCGATGAGAGTGCGTGCCACCTTCTCGTCGATGGCGTCTTCCACGTACTGCGGCTGGGGGCCATCATCGTGGCGGCGCACGTGTTCGATCTCGTGCAGGAGCGTGGCCACGCGTTGAGTCTGGGAGAGGCCCTCTTGAATGGCGATGACACCGTCTCGGAGTGAATACCAACCCCACCGGGAGCCAGCAATGTCCATCACGACGATCTCGATTCCGCGAGCTCTGCACCAGGCTAGGAGTGCGGCCTCCGAGACGTCTATTGTCCTCGAACTCACAGGTTCGTCACCTCCCGCTCGATACGGTCCGCAAGGTTGATCGCGCGGTCGAGGGCCACGCGCACGAGGCGCGCGTCTGAGGGGGCGAGGGTGGGCAGGACGGGGATGTCGATCTCGACGTAGGTGTGGCCGTTGCGGTCCTCGGTGGCGACGACGCGGATGTCGGAGCGCCCGGTGACCACATGCACGGACTTCACTCGCCACGTGTCTCCGGTGGCCTTGTCGTGGTCCTCGGTGTCCCACCAGGGTGTGGGGGTGTCGGTGCTCATCGCGTGGTCTCCTCGGTGCCGTGGAAGAAGCTCAGGGGGTCCAGGTCGAGGAGCAGGGCGATGGCCACGACCTCGCTGGGGGTGAAGTGCGTGTGGCCTGCGAGGCGTCGGCGCAGAGTGGAGGCGCTCATGCCTGCCTTGCTGGCGACCTCGGCAGCGGGGACGCCACTGTCGTGGATGGCCCACCCGACGCGGGCGGTGACCCGCTGTGCGTAGCGCTGGCCTTCCGTGGCGACGTCGTGGGCGTGCTCACGGCGACCGACGCGGGCCCGGTAGTCCTCCAGGCTGTAGGCGTGATCGCAGGCGGCCTCGAAGCCGAAGATGGCGGTGGCCCACGGGCGGTCGGGGTCCCGCTGGTGGTCGAGGTAGCCGTCCTCGTAGGCGACTTCCAGGGGTCCGCCCCAGTGCGGGGAGGCGACGTCCTCCCCGGCGGCGTGGGCGTGCCAGCCCTCCAGGTAGGCCCGCGCGTAGTCGAGGCCTGCGAGCCCGTGCAGGACCTCGGGGAGGAAGCTGTGGGTGGGGGCGCTGTGTGCGTCGAGGGCGACCCTGCCCTGCGGGGTGATCGTCCACCTGTTCGAGGTGGGGGTGGTGACGGTAAGCTGTGGCATGGCGCTGACTCCTGATTAGTCGGTTGCCTTGCCCGTTCGGTGTTGGCGCACCGGCGGGCGTTTCCTCTAGATCGCTGTTTCAGTAGGTGGGTGAACCCGCTGTACATGGCGGAGGAGGCCGGGGCGACCGACCTCATCAGCGGCGGGCGGCTGCAACTGGGCATCTCCCGCGGCTCGCCCGAGCAGGCGGACCGCGGCTACCGCTACTTCGGATACGTT